CTGAATGCGACCACGCCGCCGGAAATGACCTCCGCCGTCACCTCGGCATCACCAATCAGCACCTGCATGACGGCGCCTTCGGGCAGGCCTGTGACGCGCGCGGCGTGCTGTCCATCGGCGGCGACAACGTCGCGGTCGAGGCTCAGCGTCATCGTCCGCAGCGGCTGCACGCCGCGCGTTGCAACATCAATGTACGAGGTGAGCGGATCGAGCGAGGTGACACCCTCAAGGAACAGCCACGTCCGGCCCTCGCGGTCGAGCACGTCGGCACCATAGCTCTGGTCCGGCCCCGAGATGGTCGAGAGAATTCGGCCGCTGCCATCATAGATGACGAACATCACTGGTTCTCCAGCACGAGATATTTGATGGTCACGGACGACCGGCAGTTGGTGAAGATCTCCAGCCGGTCGGGATAAGGCACCACGATGAAGCGCGCGGAGTGCCAGTTCAGGCTGACGGCGTTCGATCCCGTGGATGCGGTCTTCTGAATCGTCGGGCCGTATTCACCGATCAGCACGCCGCTGTCCGGGGTCTCGTACACATGGCTGTGCCAGCGGCCCGCCAGATACCCGAGTTGCGCACTCGCCACCGCCAACGGCAGCCGCCAATCCGGCGCGGTCGCGATGGCGAAGGCCGACGGGATGGGCGATACGGTGCGGCCATAGGACAGGATGTTTCGGGTCTGCTCGGCTCCGGGCACCGCTCCGCTGGCCCCGAACGGTCCCCATCCATTCGTCGGGGGATTGACCACCGTCCCTTTGATGACGAGCTTCGGATGGATGTAGTCCGACGAGAACGCCAGCTGCATCAGGTTTGCTGTCCGGACGTCGATGCCCGGCTTCGAGACCAGCAGACCGACGCCTCCCGTGGCCGGGTTTCGCCCCCGAAGCACGCGTCCCACCATCAGAATTGTCCACGGTAGACCGACCATGCGGCGCGGTGCTGGAAGCTGACCGATGTCGTTCCGGTGCCGCCGGCGCTTCGGAAGGTCACATTGAGGAAGAGCACGCCGGCCGACACGCGGAAGGTCAGATAGGTCTGGGAGATGGTCTGGGCATCGAACACGACCCCCGCATTCGAGACCTCGTAGTAGCTCGCCATCATCGCCACGTTCGAGAACGGCGCCAGGGACGCCGGAAGTGCAACCGCGGTGCCATAAGTGCCGGCGGGGATCGAGGCCTTACCCTCGTTCAAGATCAGCGTGTCGCCCTTGGCGATGCACTGGAACACTTGCGCCGACGTGTCGAGCAGCATGTCGCCCGGCAGCGCGGTCCGGACGTCGATGCCCGGCTTGGAGATCCATGCGCCCGAGACGCCGCTGCGCCTGCCGAACTGCGCGCGAAAGGTCATCGCCTAACCTGCGGCAAAGACGTAGTAGGAGTAATATTGTCCGTTCGGGTTGTAGTAGGCAGTGGTATTGACCCACGGACAGGTGTAGGCGATCACCTCGATCGAGCTCTGCGTCACCAGCGCGATCGCCGGCAACCAGCTGTGAGCGACGGCTTTGATGACGACGTGATCCGATAGGTTGCCGCCGGTGTAGGCCAGGATCTTGACGATCGGAACGAAGCTCATGGCCGGGAACGATACCGGACCACCACCGCAGATGATCAGCCCGGCAGCCACCACCGTTCCGATGTCGGCTATGCGCGTATCCAGGGCAATTCCAGCGGAGCCGAACGGCTCGCCGCGCGCGCTGAAGCCAGGCCGCGAGATCCGCAGCACCTGGGCGCCGCCGAGATTGCCCCTGAACAACCTGTCAGTCACTGATCAGCTCGAAACCGCCGTCGAGGTCGATCAGATATCTGCCATCGGCACTCTGGATCTTGCCCGCCGTGAGCGTGCCCACATTTGCGGTGATCGCGCTCAAGGTTCCGACGTTCATCATGACGGCTGAAATGGTGCCATTCAGGATCAGGTTGCCATTGATGCCGACCGACGGCACCCCGCCGACGAAGCCGGTCGAGAACAGGCCGTAGGGATTGCCGCCGTTGTAGCCGGGCAGCGAGATCTGCACGTGATCGGCTTGCAGGTTGATGACGCTGGCGCTGTCGCTGCCGTCGACCAGGCGGATGCCGGAGATCGCGCCGTTGACGTTGAGCGTCACCGACCACGACGCCGCCGCGTAGCCGTCGAGCGTCGCAATCGCCGTGCTGTTGGTGGTGACCGCGGCGCTGAGAGTGCCGAAGGTGGCGCTGACGGTGGTCTCGAATGAGGCCAGGGCCGCCTGGGTGTCGACGGCGACCGTCTGGACCTCGGTGATGGCGGCCTCGGCGGCATCTGCGCGCGCAGCGAGCTGCGTGCGCACCTGCTTCTTGTCGAGCCAGTTGCGCGCATCCTGGTTGGAAGTGACGGCCGCGATGCGCTGGGTGACGTCGTCGAGCGCCGCCTGGATCTGGTCCTGCAGAGTCGTGACCTGAAATCGCAGGCCTTCGATCAGCGACTTCAGCGCCACCGATTGCGGAATTGCCTCGAGGGTCGGCGCCGTCACGTCGACGCTCGAATAAGGTCCCTTCAGGACGGTGTTGACGGCCTGCACCCGCAGGCTCAGGGCGGCCAGCGACACCACGGCCGAGAACTGATTGTCCTGGCCTTCGTAGACCTGCTGCCAGTGCACGCCGGAATCATAGCTGACGTCGGCGATATAGTAGATCGCGCCGGCGGCTGGAAACCATGATGCCGACAGCTTTGGCTCGATCGCGCCCTGCCCGAACGTCGCGTTGAGGCCGACGATCAGCGGCAGCCTGTCGTTGGCCGGAAACTGCGCGACCGGCAGCACCGGCGGATCGCCGAGATCGGTCGCATGCACCCTGGAATCGTCGATGACGAGATTGAGCGTGCACAATTCGCCTGAGGGTACGCCATTGAGCACGACGCAGAGTTTTGACGACGACACACCGGTGCCGAGCTCGAACGACGGATCCTCGCCGCCATCCTGGCGCGCCAGCACGGCCGCCAGCGTGGTCGACTGCGCGGTCTCGGCCGCCGCCAGGCTCGTGTTGTCCAGCACCGCATGCGCCGCATCGACGCCCTGGGTGACCAGCACCGGGCCGAACAAAGTGCCGTTCGGCCGGCGCAGGCGGATATAGAACGGGCCGCTGTCCCACACCGGCGCCGGCTCCAGGGTCAGGGTGTGGCCGGAGACGGCGACCACCGCCCCGCCATAGCCATAGGCCTCCGGCAGCTCCGACTGCAGCCGCAGCACCGAGCCAAAGGTGATGGCGCGGCCTTCATACTCGGTCTGGATCTGGCCGGTCTCACGGCGATAGATCGAGACCAGGTAATAGAACGCTGCTTCGCGGAACGCCTGGGCGCGGTTGATGACGCCGTCGATGCGCCTGGTCTCGGCATAGGCCGCGGTGAAGCTCTCGCTGTCAGGCGGATATTGCGCCTGCGCCGGCAGCCAGGTGTCCTGATCGACATATTCGACGACGACCGCATCGGGATCCTCGTCGCCGAGCATCTGGAAGCTGATTTGCGTGGAATCGCGCACGATCTCGCGATCGGTCAGCATCATGGTCGGCACGTCGCGCCATTCGTCGCGCACCACCGAGATGGTATCGCCGAGCCAGAAGTGCCGGGACCGCGACGAGATCAGGATCTTGTCGAGCGCCTCGGGCACCGCGACCGCGGTCGTGAAGCAATAATCAAAACTGTCGCCGCGCGCCGTGCAGCCGGCCGCGAAATTCACCACGGCATTGAAGTCGACCTTGTCGATGCCGAGGCCGGAGCCGTATTGCGCGTTGACGACGCCATCCAGGAAAGCCCAGCCGGCGTTGCGCGTCGCCTGGGTGACGAAGGCCGCGCCGGTCCACACCGGCAGCTTGCGGGTGGCGAGCACGCCGAACTTGTAACCGCCCTGGGTCGACTGCGATGCCTTGAGCCGGATCGCCACCGTCGAGACATCCGCGAATGAATTCGCTCCCTTGAGAAACGCGCGCAGCCCGGCCCAGATCACGCTGTTGGAGCCATTGGTGCCCGCGAGCTCGGCATCCTCCCGCCGGAAGCGCACCAGATAGCGACCGGGCGAGACGTCGACCTTGACGCTGTCGCGCAGCGGCGACTGCGAGGCATAGGAGCGCTCGAGGTAGAACAGTTGCGCAAACGACCCCGTGGCGCTGCCGGCATCGTCGCACGGTGCATATTCAGCGGTCAGGCCGACCGTGGAATAGCCGATGCTGCCGTTATCCTTATTGACGGTGAAGCAACCGGCCGGAAACACGAAGTCGATCGCGATCGCCTGGGCCTGGCTGCCCGCCGGATTGGCGACAAACGGCCCGAGCCAGGCGCCGGGCGAGCGGCCTGAGCCGCCGAACACGCTGCCGCCCGGGCCGAACCGGCCGCCGGAGGTGCCGGAGCCTGACGGCAATTGCTGGCCGGAGACCTCGCTCGACTGGTCGACATTGACCGGAAACAGCGTGATGGTCTGGCCCGGCTCGTAGAACGCGAGCTGGGCATCGAAGCCCGGCTCGATGCCGGCGCCGGCGTGCCAGAGCAGGGTGTCATCGACATAGAGCGCTTCGTACTCGAGGCTGCCCATCGTCGTCGACAGCAGCACGTTGACATACTGGTCGTTGGCGACGAACTCGCCCCAGGGCGTCGCGGCAAAGTCCGGGAAGCGCTTCAGCCGGCCGTACCAGACCGGCAACGGCTGGCCGAGCTTGGCGGTGTTGCCCTGGGCTGCGACGCTGTAGATCTGGTCCTGCGTCGCGCTCGGCGAATTGGTGGCGCCGGCTTTCGGCGCGGTCAGCGCGTTGATCAGCAGCGCGCCGCCGATACCGATCGCAGCCCCGAGCGCGGCGGCGCCGAGGGTGCCGGCGCCGAACGCGGTACCGAGCAAGGCGGCCGCGCCGCCGCCGGTCACGAAGGTGGCGAACGCCGCAACCGCAATCAGCGCCACCAGGCCGACGATCTGCTTGGCGCCGCCATTGCCATTGCCGCCGAGCGGGTGCGAGACGAAGCGGAGCTCGTCGGTCGCGCGGATCCGCCGCCGGCGCCAGTCGCGGCGCAGCACCGCCTCGCCGTTGATCTCGCAGATCGTCGGCAGCCCCTTGCGGAATTGCCAGCCATAGCGGGAATCGCGCACTGCCCAGCCGGTGCGGCGCAGGAAGCTCTCCACCGTCTCGCGCGCCCGCGGCAGCTCGCGCGCCACCTCGAGGCCGGGCATGACGAGATGCAGGACCGGCCGCCGGTCGCGCTGTCCTCGCTGCCGACGCGCGCGCGGCTGCGGTCCCCTTCCCTTGACGGGGAGAGGCCGAGCCTGTTGGATTTTGCGCGAAGGCGTCATCACTGGGCGTCCAGCTGTTTCGGCTCGTAGAACGTCAATCGCTTCCAGCCCATCTGGCGCAGCGCCAGCGGGCTTTCGCAGGCGACGCCAGTGTTGGTGTCGCAATGGATGATGCGCTGCTCCGGCGCCAGCCAGACGCCGATATGGGCGGGGAAGCGCGCATGGGCCATCAGCACCAGCGCGCCGTCGCCGGCCATCACCAGCCCGCCCGGGCCTTCGGCGACTGCCTCCCAGCGCACCCGCTCCGGATGCGAAGCGAACTCGTCGAGAACCCATCGCCGTGAGAAGTCTGTGGGCAACGCGATGTCAGGCAGCGCGCGACCGAACAGCTCGCGCTGCACGGCCACGGCGAATTGCCAGCAATTGTGATCGGCCCATGCCCAGGGCTCGCCGATCAGGGTGCTAAGAAACGCGGAGCGCGTCACGGCAGCAGGCTCGGAAACTGCACATAATCGTAGTTCTTCGTCAGCCGCGGGAAGCGCTTGTTGATCAGGTTCTTCACCATCACCTGGCCGGTCAGCTGGGTGCCGGTCATTGCGATGTTGCGCAGCTCGAACTCGACCGGGCCGTAGGCCGGCTCGGTGAGATCAGAGGCCAGATACTCGCGATACAGCACCTGGATGTACTCGCGCACGCCGAGCGCCGCGCGGATCTTCGGCACCAGCTCGCGGGTGACGTTGTCGATCGTGATCTTGCTCGACGGCGGCTGGCCCTCGCGCTGCTCGGGATAGTCGGCCGTCAGCGGACAGGCAATGAAGGTGACGGTCTCGCCGGCGTTACGCGGTGCGCCCATCTCGATGCCGAAGCTCATGTCGTCGCCGACATTGGCGACGATCCGCGCGGCCTGGTCGAACGACGACTGCCACACCTCGAGCGTCTGAAAGATGCGGGCGCTCGGCGGGCACGACGCATAGGCCTCGAGCAGCGCTTCGGAATGGGTCGGCATCTCAGAGCCCGTAGACGCGCAGGGTCATGGTGACGGCGACCTCGGTGGCCGAGAGCCAGGCATATTTGATGCTGCTGCCGGGCTTCACGAACTGGCAGGTCTTGCTGACGTAGGCGGTGCCGAGCCAGACCTGCGCCGTGAAGCGGCCGGTGCCATTGCCAAGGGTGTCCTTGACCCAGGCGATGAAGGTGTCGCATTGCGCGGTCGTCATCCAGATCGTCTGCGTCAGCTGGCCGACATTGTCGCCCGGCCGCGCGCGCTGGCGCAGATTGCCGCCCTCCATCGCCGTCGCGAGCGGATCGAGCGCACGCTGCACCGGCTGAAAGGACTCTTGATCCGGCATGTAGGGGACGGCCGGCCAGGTGGGCAGGGTCATGCACTATTGCCCGGTGAACGACTTGACGCCGTATTGACTGCCGAGCACCCGCCGGCCCTTGCCGGTCGACAACGAATCCGCCGTCGCATCGTCGACCATCTTCTTCAAGGTCACCGTGACATCGCCGTTGCTCGAAACCGATACCTCCGGCTTGGCCTCGGTATGGTTGTTGATGATGACGTTGGGCGCGCGAGTGTTGCTGTTGGCGGCGCCCATCGCGGCCATCTGCCCCGCAGTGAATACGCCCTCACCCTTGCGCGCAATGATCGGAACCTCGTCGCCGGCGATGCCGCCGCCGTGGAAGCGTGGCGCGCCGGAGAAGACCGAGGCGGAGATGCTGCGGGTGAAGGTCGGCTCCGTGCCGACGATGCCGCCGGAGTGCATGTGGCCAATGCCACCCATGCCAGTCGGCGTCGCTTCAGCGGCTCCCCCACCTCCAAAGCCGAAACCGCCGATGGCCGACTGCAGCCCCTTCAGCAGGGGATCGATGATCGTCAGCTTGATGATCATCTGCTCGATCGACCTGATGATCGTCTTCGACATGTCGGAGAACGCCTGGCCGGCCGATTTGGAGCCGCTGACGATGTCGGTCAGGCCGGAGGTCAACTCGTTCTCGATCGAGGACGAGATGCTGCGAAAGGCGGTGTTGGTGCGCATCGCCTGCGCCTCGACGCTGCCGAGCGCGGTCGCGACGTCCGGATAAATCCCTTTCAGCGCGCTGGCGATCTGGACGTCGTCCTGCGACAGCAGCGCCGTATCGCGGTTGAACTTGATATCGGCCGCGACCTTGGCCTTCTCCAGCGCCTGGGCGGCCGCGCCGGCGCGCTCGGCGAGCTTGTCGATCTCCGCCCGCATCTCGGCGGTGACCTTGGTGCCGTCCTTCTCCGCGGCCGCGAGCAGCTGCGCGGTCGCTTTGGCCTTCTCCTGCTCGGCCACGCTCTTGCCGACGCTGTCGGCGGCGGCGTTGGTGGTCGCGATGTATTTGAGCAGGGATTCCGTGGCGCGGTCATAGGCCGCCGTAGTGTCCTCGACCGCTTTCGGGTTGCGCGAGGTGTCGCCGCGCACCCGCGTTTCCGTGGCCGTCGCCTGCTGGATCGCATCCTGCAGCCGCGCGCGGTTCGCCAGCGAGGCGCCCAGCGCGCGCCGCGAGGCCGCCATCGGGTCCTCGGTCTCGGCCGGCACCGTCAGGCTGCTGGCTGCCTGCCCGCCGAGCCCGATCGCGGCCCCGATCGGGCCGAGGCCATTGCCGGCGAACGCCGCGACCTTGCCGGCGAGGTTGGCGGCCGTGCGCAGATAATCCATCGCCGGTCCGAGCGCGTCGGCGATGCGTTGGCCCAGCCGGAACACCGCGTCGACGGCGTTGGCGATCGCCTCGACGATGTCGACCCAGACCTCCTTCATCTTGATCCCGAGCTGCACCAGCAGTTCCTGGATCGGGTGCCAGCGCTCCGACAGGATCTTCTCGGCCGCATCGAGCCGGCTCTGCAGCATCACCGCATTCTCGATCGCGCGGTCGGGAATCAGATCCTTGGCGGCGATCGCATCGGCCGACGCCAGAACGCGATCGAGATAATCGGAATCCTTGGCGAGATTGGCCGCGACCTCCTCGCCGAGAAAACTCTTGGCGACGTCGAGCGCGGCCAGCCGCTCGCCCTTCTGCATGGCGTCATCGACCAGCTTCGCCACGGCGCGGAATTTCGCTTCCGTGGTGTCGGCATTGCCGAGCGCGGCGACGCCGCTGTTGCCGCCGAAATTGCCGGCCTTGGTCAGCTCGGTCAGCCGGTTCTGTGCCGCAGTGCCGCCGAGCTGCGGGCCCGTCGCCTCGTTGAGCTTCTTGAACGACGCCGTCAGCGCGTCCACCGGCGTCCGCGCCGCCTCTGCCCCCTTTGTGATGCGCTGGAAGAACTCATTCGAGATACCGGTCTCTGCCGCCTTGTTGGCGATGTCGACGAACTCCTGCAGGCGCTGATTGCCGAGCTCCCAGGCCTGCGCCACCAGCTTGATGCCGTCGAGCACCAGCAGCGCCGGCCCGAGGACGCGCAGCGCCGGCATCAGCTTGCCCAGGATGGTGCCGGCGACGCCGGTCAAGGTCGGGTTGAAGGCCTCCATCCAGCCGCCGGCGGCCTTGAGCGCTACGCCAAGACCGGAGAACGCGGGATAGGAGGTCTCCACGGCCGTGCCGAGCCTGGTGACGCCGGTGCCGACCGCGTTGGTCGCAGTAACAAGGCCGCCGGCAACCGCGACCAGGGCCGTGCCGGCGCCCTGCAGCGCCGGCAGCGCGAGCTCGTTGACGACGCCGCGGAAGGCCGGCGAGAACGCATAGGCGGCCTCCGCTGCCTGGCGCAGATGGTTCGCGGCCTTGGCGGCACCCTCCGACGTCAGGCTCCACCCGGCATCGGCCTGGCGCGCGGCGGCATCGGAGCGCGCGAGGTTGTCGTTGGCAGCGCGGATCGAGGCGGTCAGGCGATTGAGCGCCGCCGTCGTCGCATCGACGCCGTCGGCCTCGCCCTTCACTCTGACGGTGCGGATGGTCTCAAGACTGGGCATCTTGCTTCCTGGAAGCTGCGCGCTCGGCAGCATCGAGCGCGCGGATCAGCTGGACAAACCGGTCGAACTCTTCGCCGTCGACGGCATGGCGCAGGGCGTAAGCGTGAATCGAGGACCATGGAATGGCGCCGGCCTCGATGCCCACGGGGCGGTCGGTCCGGAGCTCGCCGAACGCCTGCCATTCGAACAACAGATGCGGCAGCGGATCGACGCGGGTGACGACGCAGGGCAGCTGCTCCAGCGGCACCCCGGCGGCCTCGGCCGCCGACACGATGCCCGCGAAACTGTCACCCCACTGCAGCTGCCACAGCAGGGCCTCGGTCAGTTTTTTACGTCGGCTCCGGTCTCGGCCTTCTGCCGCTGCGCCACGATATCGGCGGCCGTCGCCGCGGCGGCGCGAAAACGCTGGAATTCCGGATCGAGCAGCAGCTGCTCCCCGAGCTGGCGCGAATAGGTCACCGGACCGCTGTCATCCTCCAGGCCCTCCACGTCGAGCACCACGGTCTCCAGCAAAAGCCGGCCCAGGATCCTGTCCTGGTCCGTCGGAGCCAGGCCCTCAAGCCGGCGCGCCCGCGGGATCTCGCGGATCAGCCTCGCCTCGAGCTTGCGATAATCCGCGTTGCCCAGGCCGCGCGCCTTGATGCGCACGCCCGGCATGTCCGGCAGATTGTCGACCCAGTCGCCCTGTTCGATCAGGACTGGATTGACGGCGATGTCGGAGAGTTTCATGAGATGTCCTTGTTGTGAGTTGTGTCTCTGCCGTCATGGCCGGGCTTGACCCGGCCATCCATCTCACGACGTCGGCAGGTACCAGAAGCGGCCGATGCTGACGGTGTAGAGCAAGGTCGCATCGCGGAACGCAGTGAAGCCCGCCGAGATCGTGACATCCTGGTTCTTACCGCCGACCTGCGGCGCGCCGCTTCCGAGCTTGATCGAGGGCAAGTCGAACAGCAGCGTCTCGCGATTGCCATCGGCGCGGCCGAGACGCATATCGAACGAGGTCAGCGTGTTGTTGACGATCTTGTCATAGACCGACTTGTCGCCGAAGTAGGTCTCGAGGGTCCCGGTGACCGTGAACTCGCCGTTGCCGGTGCCGACGGCGCCGAGCGAGCCGACCGCCATCTGGGCGCGCAGATTGTTGTTGATGTTGATCGTCGCACCCATCACGAAATTCGGCCCCGTGATGGTCGAACCGTCGAAGCCGATGCGGCCGACATTGGCCGACGTGTTGAGCACCGCAAAGGTCGGGGCCGCCTGATCGGTCGCGCCGGACACGCGGCTGTTTGTGGTCGAGGCGCTCTTGCCGATGTAGGACCTGGTGTAGGTCGCGATCGCCTCCTGCTTGGCCTCGACCTGCAGGGTGTTGAGCGTCATGCCAACCAAATACTCATAGGTCACCGGCGAGTGATCAAGGTATTGCCGCTCGATGCTGTTGGAGCGCTTGGTAGAGGCATTGGTCAGGACGTCGCCGGTGAAGACGCGCAGCGCGATCCCCGTGCCGGTGTCGCCCGCCCAGCCGGTCGGCACGCGATCGAAGGACAGCCGGTTCGTCGCCACGGCCGAGACGCGGCAGAAGCCGTTATTGGCTGACGTCGCGAAGCTCTTCGATCCGGTATCGCCGTCGCCGATCTTGACCCATTTGCCGGCGGCCAGGCCGAGCGTGGTGAAGTCGAGCACTGTCGACGTCAGGGCATTGCCGCCCGACGTCGTCGCGACCAGGTCCGCGGTTGCCCCCTCGAAACCGACCTGGCGGATAGTGGCGCCGACCGGAATGACGGCGTCCGCCGAGAAGGTCGAGGACGGATAGACGATGGTCGTTCCTGATGAGGACGACACCCGCGCCAGCTTGTTGTTGGCCGCTGTCGTGAAGCCCGACATCAGCGTCAGCATACCGGTCTTGAACGCTGCGCCGCCCGACGCGACGGTGGCGGTCGTGGTGGTGAGATCGGAGATCTCGGTGTCGGAAGTGATGACCGTGATCGAGGGATTGTTGGACCACGTGCCTTGCACGGCCTCCTCGAGGTCGTCATCGGCCACGGCGAAGGCGAGCTCGCCGCCCACCGGGCCGCCGGCTTCCTGGCCGACCAGGATGAGATCCGTGACCTGGCGGTCGCTGCGGATTTCCGAGCTGATGACCGTCTTCGGATTGGCGTTCAGCCCCGACGAGGTCTGGCGGATTGCCTTGAAGACGGGGCTCGCCGGTGTGACGCCAAAGGTCGCCTCACGGACCTTGGCCAGAGCGACGCGGTTCGTGCTTTGCAGATCGGCCATATCAGGCTCTCCTTAGGCGAAAAGATCGATGTAGTAGGGCACGGACGACGACACCACGAAGGTGCCGGCCTGATAGTTCGAGGTGTCGATCACGCCCGGGCTTGGCGCGTAGGTCGTGACGTGGTCGAATTGCTTGCCGCGAAACAGCGCCCGCAACTGGTCCATCAGCGCGATCGGCTGGGTCGTGCCCTGCCCCGTCGGCGACACCAGCACCAGGCGGAAGGCGCCGGATTCACGGAAGACGTTGTTGCCGGGCGCGCCGATCGTGATCTGATCCTCGCGCGCCACCGGATATTGCACCGTCACATACGGCGGCCCGCCGGCCGGACCGAGGCCCGTGGTGTCATCGGCCACGATCGGCGTTGCGGTCCAATTGGCCGCGAGCCTGTTGGCAACGGCCGTCATCAGCGCGCCGCTCGCCATCTCAACCCCGGCGGATGGTGATGGCCGGCGTATCGGCCTGGCCGGACGCGGCCGCGTGGAACGGCGCACGGTAGCCGAAGCTGATGTTGGCGCCGGGAAACTGCTGGCCCGCCAGTGCTGCAACCGCCTCGAACACGCCGTTCGGCGCCTGCTCGGATTCCGGCGCGCGGTTCTCGCCCTCGATCTTGCCGGCATAGGCGACTGAGGACATGAACACGTATTCGTCGCCCTCAGGTATCGCGTCGGACAGCTCGGCCAGGACACCGTCGACGAAGAACAGGAACGAGTGCAGGAAGCGGCCGGACTTGACCGGCGCGAAGGCTGCTAGCTCGGCCGCAATCCAGCCGAACAGCCCGGTCTGCAGATCGAACTCGTAGACGATGGTGCCATCTGGCCTGACGCGATCTTCGGAGGCGCCGGCGACGCCGTCGACCGTCGTGGTGTGCACGGGCGTCGCGCCGAGCGCGCGGGCGTTGATGTCTTTGACGCGCGCCAGCTCCTCGCGCGCCGCCTGCGCCAGCACGCGGCTGCGGGCAGCCGGTGACAGCTCCTCGTCGATGATGGCCTGGATGTCGAGGTCGATGGGTTCGATCGCGCCGGAGAGCATCGGCTTATCCCTTGGCCTTGATGTTGGCGCGGACCCATTTGTTGGCAACGAGAACCGGATCGACGAAGGTGATCGCGATCCACTGCCCGCGCACCTCGATCCTGTCGGTCATGGCGCGCGGGATCGCCTGGTCGAAGCCGGCCGGCGGCACCGCCGGCGCGCTGGCGCCAGGCCATGCCGCCGCGCGAATCTGCGTCGGCGAGATGATGATGTCCCAGAGCCGTACCACCACGCCGCCTGGCCCTGGCAGGGGCTCGGTGCCGGCCGCCGTGACCTTGGCGCGGCAGGTGACGTCGGCATTCGACGTCGACGGCGCCGTGCCGCTGATGCGCCTGATGACGACGGTCTCGCCATGCTTGGCGAGATGCCGATCGAGCATCGTGATGGCCTGGTCGGGTGTCACGGTCAGACCACCGCGCGCCGAAACGGCGCCAGCTTCATCACCACGCGCGGCGGCAGCTCGCCGGGATCGCCCACGGTGCCGACCCAGTACTGGACCGTGCCGACGCCGATGACCTCCTCGGAGCGGACGCTGGGGTCGCGGCCCTTGGCGGCCCAGTAGTCCGACATCAGCTCGACGCAGGCGCCCTCGATGCCGGCCGGCAAGTTGTGGCCGGTTTCGCTGGGAAGAATGTAGCCGCCGGCATAGGCGACGACGATGCTCTTCCAGAACAGCCAGCGGCCGGGATGCCCGGCCGGGTCGAGCGCATAGAGCTGACCGGTGGCGGCATCGAGCCGGTAGCGCGAGGCATCGGCCGGAACGTCGTCGACGATGACGCTGGTGATCGTCGCGACCGGCGTGCGGTCCAGCACCAGATATTCCGGCGCGTAATCGCTCACCTCGTGCCAGAACGTCTCCTGCACGGTCTCGCGGCGCACCGTGAAGCAGAGCGCGGCCTCGATGTCGTCGCTGGCCTCCAGGATCTTGAGGTTGAGCAGCATGTCGCGCTGGGTGTCAGCGCCGGTGATGTCGAGCTCGAGCTTCACCCTGTTCAAGGTGGTCAGCATGGTGTCGCTATTGGCGACGGTGACGGTCAGGACGCTGCGCACGCCAGGGCCTCGTCGAGCGGAATGAATGGAAACTCTGTGAGCGCCGAGCCCGGCGTCGCGTTGAGGATCTCGACGCCGAGCTCGCGCGCGTCGGCATGCCAGCCTTTGAATGCAGGGACGAAGTCGCGGGCATACTGGTCGAGGTCGCGCGGCCCGGAATACTCCTGATGATGATGCTCGCGGCCGTCGACGACGCGCATGTCATAGCCCACCAGCACGATCCTGGCGGCGCCGAGCGCGAGCGCCAGGCTGACCGCCGTGTGGCCGCTGGTGCGGCCCTGACGCACCACGGGCGCCCCTGGCCGCGGGAATTGGCCCGGGATCATGGCGCTGGGATCGCCGATGCCCTCGATCCGCCTGACCTTGTCGGGCAGCTCGCGCTTGGCGATCCGCGACATCGACACCACCAAGCCGGGCCAGGCGGCGACCAGCTCGCGCCGCGCCTCGTACCAGCTCGAGTCGGTGAAGTAGAGCACGTCGGCCCACGGCGCGAGCCGGCACGAGCTGTTGACCACGATCGTGCGACGGCCGCGGATGCGTTCGGCGATCTCAGCCGTCAGCGACGGGCCCGAGGCCAGGCAGAACACCGTCTCGCCGGAGAAGATCGGCTCCGGCGTCCAGTATTCGAATTCCCGGCTGTCGGGCTGGGCATTCATGATCAGCTATCGAAACGAGTGATATTGACCGCCATCCGCTGCAGCGGATTCGGCTTCGCGCCAACAGGACTGATAGCGATGTTTGCCTCGAGACCATCGATGGAGACCCGCGCACCCTGCAGATCAATTCCCGGCTCAAGTCCGAGAAACTGAAAGGGCTGTTCGCAATCTGCGCAGCATATCTTGATCTCAGCCATAAACTGCCGCGTGTCTTCTAGGCGCGCGACTGCAACCTTGGCTGAAAAATTTTGATGACCACACATCAGACCCAGTTCTCCTCGATCCACGGCACATGCGGCAGCTGGTGCGGCTTTTCCTGGCCGTGGAAATAGACGATGCGTGCGTCGCCGAGGCCGCGATCCCGGGCGCTGCCCTTGTAGGACACGACATGACCCGGGAAGAGATCGTCGATAAAGACGTGATCCTGCCGGCGCATCCACTCCATGTCGTTCTCGCCGCGCCAATTGCGCCAGACGCCCTGATGGCCTTCCGGGACCAGCGCGACGCCATTGCAGGCGCGCTGCGGCGCATAGGGATCGCGCGGCAGCGCGATGGTGTCGGCGGTCAGGCAGTAGTCGGCGAGATGATCGATGTTGCCGGTGACGATGGTGTCGAGCCCGACCAGGATCATGGCGACGCCGAACCGGTAGGGCTCGATGCAGTTTGAATAGTCGGGCCTGTCGGCCTTCAGGCGAACCTGTTCGATGTGCGCCGGCAGCCGTCGCGCGCGATCCGTGAACAGCACGAAGCGAAACGGCTGGCGCAAATGCCGATCGAAACCGTCGTGCAGCTTGGTGACCCAGGACTCGTCATAGCAGCGCGAGAACGGCAGCGAGGCGTCGTTCGCGTCCCAGAGCAGGGTTGCGACCGTCAACATCGGATCGCCTCCCGCATCCTGCAGCGCGCAGCATGGCGCTCGACGCGCAGCGAGATCGGCTGCACCGAGCCGTCGCGCTTGAACAAATGATCGCCGGGAACGTCGCGATCGACGACGGCGCCGGCGGCGACCATCGCGCGCTTGCCGATGACGACGCCGGGCAGGATGACGGCATTGGCGCCGATGCTGGCCCAGTTGCAGATCCTGACCGTGACAAATCCGGACTGCAGCTTGGCGAGATCGAAACCGCTCTTATAGGTTCGCGGCCAGCGATCGTTGCAGACCGTCACGTTCGGACCGATGAAGACGTCATCGCCGATCTTAAAACCGGGCCCCATGGCGACGCCCTGCGAGATGATGCAGCGGTCGCCGAACACGGGACCGTCGAGCGTCGCGCCGCTCGCCACGTTGCAATCCGCGCCCAGCCGCGCGCCGCGGATCACGCTGGCGAACTGCCAGACCCGCGTGCGCGGACCAATCGTGGCGCCCTCGACGAGGGCGAGCCGATGGATGGTTGCGGAGGGATCGATCATGTCTGCGCCGGGCCAGGTCGTGGCGGTCGTCGTGGTCAGGCGAAATCAGGACTTGCCTGCGTCCTTCTTGGCCCGCACCGCGGCCTTGATCTTCGCAACCTCGTCATCCCCGGCACTCGCCTCGTCCGCCTTGGACTCATTGGGAGCCTGGTCGCCGCTCTCCTCCGGAGGCTTGCTCTCGATCTGGTCGATCATGTCAGCCTTCGCAGCAGCGGCGTCGACCAGCCTGGCCCAGCCGCGCGCGATGTACTTCTGCGCGTAGCCTTCCTCGACCATGCCCTTGAACTCGACGATGTCGCCGACCTTGAAGTCGCGGCCTTTGGCCGTCTGCACGAATTCGATTTTCACCGCGTCATCTCCGCTGCTTGCGCGTGATCAACAACACCCCGGCCCCCCCATCGAGGGGGCCGGAACAACGCTCGTGAGAGCAAGCAATCAGTCGACGATCGCGGACGGCAGCGTTTCCTTCAGGTAGCGCGGCTCGTGCAGCACGAAGATCAGCGTCCCGAGCTGCGCATTGGTGCCGACGTCGCCGATGTTGCAGGTGATGCAGTCGAAATCGTTGGCGACGTCGAGATCCTCGGCCTTGATGTCGGCGATCACGATCGCGGCCTGCTCGGCGAGATCGGAGTTGGTCCAGGTGCCCAGGGTGGTGTTGAAGGTGTCGTTGCTGGCCGGCGAGTCCGAGGTCGACTTGGTGAAGGTGCCTGTCGCGGTGAGATCGGTCGCGGCTTGCTTCTTGTCGATGCGGGTGACGCCGAGCGCCTTGACGCTGGTGCCGGAAACGTCCTTGGCCTGCTTGAACGACATCGTCGGATCGTCGCCGGCGGTGCCGACGGCCTTGATGAAGATCACGGCGCATCGGCCGTAACCCTTCATACTGACATAGTCGCCGTTGTTGGCGGCGGTGTTCATCGCGACCGGCTTGAAGCCGAGCACAACCTGGTTCTTTTCGACGAAATGCACGTTGGTCATGGGACGGGGTCCTTGATGAGGGGGCGCAGGGCATGAGCGCGCGCAGCTTCTGCCGCGCGCGCCGGCTCAGGGGGGATCAGCGCGCCTGCAGCGCGACGGCCCAGGACAGATCGTTGCCCGAGCCATTTTGCCGGCTGACGGTCGAGGACCATGCCGGCTGACCGTTGACGCGGAAGATGAAACGGAAGCACATGAGCGCCTGATCGAAATAGAGATGGATCGAGGTGTCCGTCTGGATTCCGCCGGCCTTGGTCAGCGCCCAATACTGCGTGAGGTCGACGAGCATGATGTCGCCGAGATCACCGAGCGCGGCACAGGCCTCGATCGGCACGACCGGGCGGCCCTTGAGGCGCGCATAGGGCGAATCCGCAAGGCCGCCGGGCGGCATATAGGCCGGCGTGCTCGAGGCGGCGGTGGGCGTGATGCCATTACCCACGAACGCCATGCCCTCGAGCTGCGGCTCGATGTCCTGATTGATCAGCCAGATCGCGTTGCGGCGCCAGCCGGCATACATCCGCGACCACATCTTGTTGATGTTGGCGAACCAGACCGTATCGGCCGGCTGCGAAGTCTCCTTGGAGACCTGCACCACCGAAGCACCGACCGCGGCATAGCTCGGGATGATGCCGAGCGGCTGGCCGACACCGGTTCCGGCGACGATCGCGGTGTTGATCTTGGCCGCCATTTTGCTCGGCGCCTTGGCGCGCAGCCAGGAGTCGAGGCCGGAGGCGTCCGCCATCAGCTCCTCGGAGATCGGCACCAGTCCAATCAGCTTGGCGAGCCGCAGCGCGCCCATCTCCAGCGACGGCTTGGAGGCTGCCGGCGCCTGAGCCTCGCCCTCCCAATAGACCTGGACGCCTCCCGTAGTCTGCCACGGTGTGGTCTCATCCTTCGGGATCATCATGCTGTTGCCGTCAGTGGTGAGCGGCGTGCATCGTGACAGCAGATTCTCCTCGGCCTGCACTTTCTGCCAGATCTCCTGCGAGAACGAGGGTGGGATCAGGAAGCCGCCATCGGTGCCGATGCCCTCGCCGCCATAGGTCGTCGCAACGTTGCGCAACCGGGTCACGTCGTCGGTGGTGTTGCCGCGGTAGTGATTGAGCACCGCCTGGGCGAAGGTGCCGAACGAGCGCATTCCGTGGCGGGCGTCGTCGCGGCGCGGCTCGGCCGGCACGCGTCGGGCGCCGCCGCCCGTGGGCTCGCGATTCTGCGGCTCGGCCGCGGTGCGCCGGCCCTGGCCCTGCGGCTCCAGCAGCTTCATCGCCTTGATGCGCTTGGCGAGCTTCTCCAGCTCGGCCGCATTGGCCTCGATCGCCTCGGCGTCGTCGTCCGAAAGCTCGTCGCCGGCTGCGATGCGAGCTCGAAAGTCCTCCGACTCGGCGTTGAGCTCGACGACGCGGGCCTCGAGCTCGGCGATCGTCGGCGCCGCCATGACGAAGACATTGAGCGGCATCGCCGCCGCGAGCGCCGCAGCAGCGGTGATGCGGGTTGCGCCCAGAAGGGCGTTCTTGATCGTCATAGAGATGGTCCTTCTTTGGGCTGCCACCGTCCGACAAGACGGCACCATGATGCGCCGGCAAGTGCCGGCCGCGGGTTCGCGCGCCGACGCTTGCGGCACGCATCCGTCTCGCAACGGAATCTCGGGTGTCTCAGGAGTTAAGGGCGGCGATCCGCTCCAGCGCGGCCGCAGCGCGTCTGTTGCTGGGCCGCAGCGCGGCCGGGACATGCCGGTAGCGGTCGGCATGGTTCAGTGTCGCCGCGACCTTCAGGTTTTCGGTCACCTTGTCGGCAAAGCCGTGCTTGAGCGCCTCGCTTGAGCTCATCCACGTCTCGTCGTCCATCATGTTCGCGATGGTCTTGCGATCGCCGCGGGTGCGGGCGACATAGGTGTCGAGAATGCTGGCCGAGACCGTGTCGAGCAGATCCGCGGTGCTGCGCAGATCCTTGGCGTTGCCGGCCGTGAAGGTCCAGGCATTGTGGATCATCACGAAGCCGCCCTCGGCGATGTGGATCTCGTCGCCGGCCATCGCGATCAGCGAGGCGATCGACGCGGCCAGTCCGTCGATCCTGGTGATGACCTTGGCCGGGTGCTCCGCCAGCAGCGAGTAGATCGTCTTGCCCTCGAACACCGACCCGCCGTCGGAGTTGATGCGCAGGTCGATGGTCTTGACCTTGCCGAGGCCCTTGAGGTCGGCCGCGAACTGCTTGGCGGTCACGCCCTCGCCGAACCAATCGGCGCCGACGGTGCCATAGAGATAGATCTCGGCCCGGTCGGCGCCGCGCGCGACCATGCGATAGCCGGACGCACCCGGCTTGGACTGCAACGGCGTCACGCTCATCAGCGGCTGGTCGAGGATGCTGCGCATGGTCGGCCTCATTTCGGCGCCAGGATCTGGAAGGTTTCGCCGTTGATCGTGATCTCGCGGATCATCAGGCGGTCGAGATCCCGGGCGCTCATGCGCGCGGGGGACATGTCGCCGATTTCGATGGTGGCGCCGGCCTCGCCTTTCGGCCCGGCTGCGCCGACCGGTCCGGGCGCACCACGTTCGCCGCGTGGGCCGGGCTCGCCGCGCTCACCACGTGGGCCGGGCTCGCCGCGTTCGCCGCGCGCACCTGGTTCGCCGCGATCGCCAGGCGGACCGATCGGGCCGCCGACGCCCTGCTCGCCTGACTCGCCCTGCAGTCCCTGCTCGCCGCGTTCGCCCTGCGGGCCCGGCAGTCCCTGCTCACCCTGCGGACCGCGCTCGCCGGGCAGGCCGGGAAGTCCGTCACGGCCGTCACGGCCTGCGAGGCCCGCTTCGCCGCGCTCGCCGCGCGGACCGGGTTCGCCGGCCGGGCCGCGCTCACCGATCGCGCCCTGCGGCCCTGGCAGCCCTTGCGGACCGGGTGCGCCGTCCTGGCCGTTGAGCCCCGGCTCACCGCGCTCGCCCTGCAGCCCGGTCTCGCCGCGCTCGCCGCGCAGCCCGGGCTCGCCCTGCGGACCGGACGGACCATCGCGGCCAACGAGACCAGGCTCGCCGCGCTCGCCCCGCGGACCCGGCTCGCCGGCCGGTCCACGATCGCCGGCGGCGCCTTGCACGCCCTGCGCCCCTTGCGGGCCGCGCTCGCCATCCCTGGCCAGCGGCCGACGCTCGATCTCCTGCACGCGCGCGACCAGGCTCTCGATCGAGCCGACGATGCGGTCGAGCAGCGAGCGCGGCTTTTCCGGGGGCTGTTCCGGCGGCGGCGTGGTGGCGCGCGCCAGGACGGTCGGAGCTTTAGACATGGGCTCGCTCACGCAATGATTGTTCGATCGCATGGAGCCGCTGTTCGAGCGCGGCCTGGGCGGCGGCATCCTCGCCGAGCTCGGGCGTGGGCGCAGGATCGCTCTCGGTCTCCGGATCCGCCGCCGGTGCCGCACCCGTGGCCGCGGGCTCGCCCTCGATGATCTGCTCGAGCGTGCGATAGGTGCCGTTCATGGTGTAGGCGTCGCCGATCTTTCCGATCGTGTTCTCGTCCTCGAGCTCGAGGATGCGGTTGGCGTTGTAAGCGCCAGCCTCGCGCATCATCTTGTAGTAGGCGGCGCGCGCCGCGGCATCACCGCGCATCAAGCCCCGCATGTCGATCTTGGTGTAGATCTTCTGGCGGTTCTGGCCGAACAGCTTGAAATCGGCCTCGTCCTCCAGACGCTTGACCCACGGCGAAATGCTGTCGACAACGACCTCGATGCCCTGGCTCTCGATGTTCGTGAACGTGGCGCGCAACAGGTGCATCACCTTGTGCGGCGGCACCCCGAACCAACGGCAGGTCTCCTCGACCAGATATTGATGCACCTCGATCAGCTGGGCGTCGCGCGCATTGAAGCCGATCGATTTCCAGTCCGCGTCGTTGTCGAGGAACACGGTGCGGTGGGAGTTGTTCGGCCCCTTGTAGAGCTGGTCGAACTCCGCCTTCTGCCGCTTCAGGCCATCCGCCTTCAGCGGCTTCTTGTTGATGACGACGCCGGCCGGGTTCATGCCGTTGCCGAAGAACGCCGCGCCGAACAGTTGCGCCGCGCGGGTCCAGCCGAGCGACTGCGCGGCATAGGCGATCACGTTGACGCCGACCGGCCCCTCACCGAAGCCGCGGAGGTGAAACATGTTCTTGGCGGCGAGGATTGTCTTGGCGCCGGCGCCGGATGAGCCCTGCAGGTTCGAGCCGTTGCTGACCTCATAGAACAGATCGCCCGGGTCGATCGGATCGCCATAAGCGTCTGTCTCGTCGTCAGTCGCGCGACAGACCAGCACGCGCTCCGGATGGATGGGCCACAGCGCCGCCGGGCGACCGAGCTGGTCGGGCTCGATCTCGGCGTAGCCATTGCCCCAGCGCAGCGCCCAATGCATCAGGGTTTCGCGGAACTGGAACGACGACCACTCTTTGCTCGGCCGCTTCCACAGCAGGTAGTCGACGCCGTGCGCGCGCTGGATCTCCGGCCCGTTCTCGCCGTCCTTCTTGACGTGCCATGGCAGCACGGCGACCGTCTGCGACAGATAGCGCAGGCAGGCCCAGACCGTCGCGATCGTGACCGCCGTGTCCGGCGTGATCGCGACGCCCGCGAGCGTGCGGATCGCATTCGGTACCCGCCCCGCACCGGGGAAGCGCTGGTCCGAGGTGACGCGGTTGGCGATCGCCAGCAGGCCGATCGCCATGCGGTCGCGCAGCTGCTCAAACATCAGAAGAAGCCTTCGTCATCAGCCGGCAATGTCGCTTCGAATTTCTCGCGCATCTCCTGCCAGCGGGGATGCGACGGATCGCGCAGGATCGCCATGTCGATCGCATCGTCATCCGCCTCCCCGTCACCTGATTGCGCTGGTTCGGCGCCTGTTTCGGCGGCCGCGAGCTGGTCGTAGACGGACAGGCCTTCGCCTTCCGGATTGAGGCTCATCAGATGCGCCGCGTTGAACAGCGCCATCGCGGGGTCGACCTTGCCGAAGCCGGATTCGTCGCGCCCGATCCGCATCGCCGTTGGCGTCGGCACCACCCGCAAATTACCCACCGTCCAGCTCATCAGCTCCTGGGCACCGTGGCGGAAGCTGCGATCCGCGAGCTTGCGCTCGATGGTCTTGATTGCTCCCATCAGCGCGATGCCCTGTCGGACCGCATCGAGCGTCTCGGCATCCTGCGTCACTCCGATGCCGGCGAGCGCGTCGACGATGGCGCCGATGCCGGCGGCGTCGACGCCGACCTGGGCGAGCAGGCCGAGCCCGCTGATGCGCTCGACCAGGTCGACGACGTAACGGATATCGGGCGGCAGCTTTGCATCCGGGTCCGCCGCCGGCACGTCGGTCAGCAGCTCCGCCAGTACCGGGTCGTCGTCGATCAGGTCCTCGTCGAGATGACCGAACCGAAATACGGTCAGCTCGCCAGCCTTCTTGAAGCGCAGATAGTCTTCCGCGTTGGCCTTGCGGCGATGCGCGCCGACGGTCGAGATCAGCGCATGACCCCAGCCGAGCCAGCGGTTGGTGCCTCTCTCGCGGCCGAGCACGTAGACGCCGAGGAGATCGTCGAGGCCGCCGCCGTCGAGACCGACCACGGCGACATCCGCGCGGGCCAGGATGTCGTCGAGGCTCAGTCCCTGCTCGATGCCACGGGCCCAGATCGCAGCGCCCGCCCAGCCATCCGAGCGCAGCGACTGGCCGATCTGGACGTTGAGATGCTTGGCGAGGAAGCCGACGACTTCGGCCCGGCCGGCGCGCTGCACGGTCGCGAACTGATCGAGCAGATAGCGCTCATCGACCGAGGCGCCGAGATTGGGGTTGGTGATGTGCCAGGTCTTGGGATCCCGGAACTTCTCGTCCTTCAAATAGGACTTCGGAAACTCATAGAGCACGCCCAGCTTGTTCGGCGCGATGACCTTGCCGTCGCGGATGTCGCGGTACTCGTCCAGCCGCTGCTTGAACACACCCTGCGGCGGCGCATCCGATTGCGTCGACAGGTTGATCTCGAAGCCTTCGGGCCGTGACGCCAGGCCGCCCACGGCCTCCATCAGCATGTTATGGGCGCCGGCGCGCTTGCCGAACAACCAGAGCTCGTCGATCAGAAGGCCGATCGTCTTCTTGCCTGAGACGGTCTCATTGTCGGCCGCGACCACCTTGAGGATGGCGCCGGTGTTGCGATGCTCGATGACGCGCCCAGCGCTGGGTTTGAGGATCGTGCGCAGGTCGGGATCGGCCTGCACCATGTCACGGGCCGGAATGTAGCTGTTGTCGGCGATCTCTTTGGTGGGCGCCAGGATGTAGAACTCGCCGGACTCCCGCCAGTTGCGGATCAGCGCCGTGACCATGATGCCGGCCGCAAGCGTCGACTTGGAGTTCTTCTTGCTGATGAGCAGGAAGAAATACTGGATCAGCCGGCGTCCGCTCTCGTCGTCATAGGCGCCGAAGATGGTGGCGACGAAGTCTAGCACCCAGGCGCGGCAGACCTCGCCCATCGTCGGCGAGCCGGGCGCGTCGACGATGCGCAGCGCGCGGAAGATGTCGAGCGCGGCCTGCGCCTCGGCCGGATAGAGCGGATCGAACGGGATCAGCGAGCGTCCTTCGACGATGCGCCGGTCCCAATCCGGGCATGCCGTCGACCAGATCGGTGCTGGTCTCACTGCATGGTCTCAGTACGCTGCCTGGGCGGCGCCGGCGTGGCGAAGCGCCCGGTGGCGGCGGCCTCCGCGGCGCGGGCCGCCTCTTCCTTCTTGCCGAGCGGGCGATCGCGCTGCTCGTCCTGCATGCGGGCCTTGCCGACGGTACCGAGGCCGCGATCGAGCAGGGCCTTCGATGCGCCGGCCCGGGCGGTCTCGCTCACTCCGTCCTGGGCGATCTTGCGCAACACCGCGACCGCCACCGCGGCGTAGCGGCGCGACTGGGTGCGGATGTCATTGCTGACCGTCGGCGTTGCGGCGGCCGGCGCCATCATGAACGGCAGCATCGCGGCGTCGCCGCCGATCTCGACCGCGGGCTTGCCGTAGCCGCGGTCGAGGATCTCTTTCGCCGCGGTGATCTTGGCCGACTCGCTGGCGCCGTAGATCAGCAGCCGCGCCAGCGTCTCGATCGCGAGGTCGGCGTGCTTCTGCGCGACGCCGTCGATCTCGTCCGGAGCCGGCTCGGCGAGCAGCGCCCGCAGCTCGAGCTCGGACAGCGAGGTCGGCGCCGACAATCCCTTCTTCTTGCGGCCGGCGCCCTTGCGTGCACCGCCGCGGCGGGTGCCGTCCTTGGCCGATTTGCTGTCCGGATCAGGCGCGGTCGTCACGTTTGATTTCCATTGAATTCAGGCAGCCAATTCAAACCAACGCCCCCCGCAAAATTTTTCGCACGCATGAG